CTCTACATCTGCACTACTAAAAATTTTAACTATAGGAGTAACGCCACCGGCATTTTGGTCATTTTTCCAAAAAGTAATATAATCGTTCTCTACTGTAAAAGCATCTGAAATTAATCCACCTATTTGATTTGGGTTCCCAGAACCAGCACCACGGCAATTTACAGCATATGTCCCAGAATATACACCCGTAGAACCTGCCTCAGACCTAGTTGCAGTTCCACCATTGACAGATACAACTGTCCAATTTGTACAAACTCCAGACGAGGAACCGGCTGAACCCGGAACTGTCCATGTTTCAAATGAATTATTTAGAGGAGGATTAGTAATTTCATCTATTGTTGCATAAATTGCAATCGTATGCGTTGCATCGCTAAGTCCAGAAGGATTAGTAGACCAATCGGGATAGGAAGCACTGTGATTAGCTATATATTTATTATCATAACTGCCAGTTTTTCCTTCTTCATAATAACCAGCATAATATGCGTCTGTTTGAGCAACCAACCAATAATCAGTTCCAGATGTTATCGACGTTTCTGGTATAGCAATTTCTTTCCATTCAAACGGATATGCTGAATTCTTACTACCAACACTTGAAGAATGATTTAGACATGTGCCGGGGCTACCTGCATTGTCGGAATAAATTCCAACGCTAATAAATTTACCGCTACCTGTTTGATAATAATAGTAAAAAATAGAGTCTATTGTACCCGTCATAGAAGCTGTAAACTTATTGGCTGACCATGTATGTCCGGGTGCAAATTCACAATCAGTTGCGCCATTATATCCGATTATTGCCATATATATTACTCCTATTATAAATTCAATTTACTATTAATACTTAGATTTTACTCTATTATCTTTCATCCATAACGGCTGCAAGTTAGTATAATGAAAGCACTTGCGTTGTTCAAACTCTTTGCTTAAATCAAAAGAGGCACATGCCTTTATATGGTCAACTTCCCAGCATTTTATGTCTTTTTTATTACCATAATTATCCCAAGTCATATCATTTTTAAAGTTCTTTGTGAGATAATTCTTTAAATCATTTATAGAACAGCCTATTAACTCTTCTGTTTTGGCACTTTTATTAAAACCTTTTAAAGCAGAATAAAGTCTGCTTCGTAAATTTTTCTTTAATTTAAATAAAGTATCAGTATTTCTGCGTATCTTTTGATATTTCCTTTGATATTTAATAACATGTGCTTTATTCTCTGCATACCAGGCTTTAGCATAATTGCTTTGCTTTAGTTTATTTTCTCTTCTGCTCTCTTTCAACTTCTCAATGTTATTATTACGATATACTGCTGTCTTAACATTGTCGCACTTTTTACAATGCGGACTTATATTATTAATACAGCCTTTACGAACATAAAAATCTTTAATCGCTTTAATTTTATTGCATATATTACATTTTTTAGTTTTCATAAATTTAATTCTCGTATCTATAATGACTTAATAAATTTCATACTAAAAGTAACCGCTTTTAAATCTTCTCCTGATTGAGCAAAACTCTCTAAATAACAATCAGATAAAGTCATTGTTCCATTATCGTCAGATATTACTAAATCACCTTTTTCTGTTAAAGAAAAATTACTGTCCATATTATTAAAATATTGTTCTAATTCAAATCTATTATCTTTCGCAACTAACGCATTAACAGAGATTGTTAAATATCCACCACCTAATTCAGACGTTGGTCTTATTAAAACACCTTTTGCTTTAGGTATAATTCTAACATCATTATTAGCAACGTAATCAAATACAACAGAGGCATAATCACCTATGTCTACTGTTTTCCAATTAACTCTTTTGGTTGCATGAACGCTCATATTAAAATCCTTATTTTTGTCGCATTATTTGATTAACTAATCTATTCGTATTTTCTATAGCTTTTTTATTAGTATAAACACCATTTGCAAATCTAATAGCATTATCATTTAATTTTGCTGTACCCTCTTGCATACTGTCAATAGAATCCTTTAAAGATTGACCAGCAGAATCAATGGCAGTAAAATCAAGTCTATCAGGTGTAATAGATGCGCCTAATCTACGTGTGGTCTTACTTCCCTCTGCATCTGTTTTACCTGCGTCTGCAATAGTATCTAAGCCTAACTCTTCTCTTTTAGTCTTTACAGCATTTTCATTTATAGCAATTAAAGTAGTCTTTAAAAGACCAAATATTGGAAAAATCCAATCTAACGCACCTACACTAGGTTTAGAACCGGTATTAACCGCATGTTCAGGAGCGCCTTTAATAAGTCTACCTTCTGAGTCTTTTTTTCCAGCCACAGCATTTAAAGCATTATTTCCAAAAGGCGTTTTAAATGACATGCCAAATAACTTCCACTCTTCAGGTAATTTTAAATCTTTTGTTACGTTTCCAAATGCGGCTATAAGTTCTGGTATTGCCTTAATCAAAGCTTTACCAAATGCAACTGCCATACCTCCACCAATTTTACTTCCAATATTCATAAGCATCATACTCTTTGCCTCTAATGCTATGGCAAATCCATCTGCAAATACTTCTGCTAAAAACTTAAATGCACCGTCTAATTTCTTTAAACTCGCTCTTAATATATTTATAAAAGATTCACCTAATAATTTAAATGCCTTTTTTAATTTCTCAGGAACAGTTCCCTCAATCTTAACATATTCTACTTTAATCTTACCATCTCCATTAGGACGTAAAACAGGAACATTAGCAATAGAACTAGGGTCTGTAATACCATCTAGAGAATTTGCAAAACCTTGACCAAATATTTGCATCTGAGCCAAAAGAGGTAAAAGTAATTTAGAAACTCCCATAAATATTTTCTTGAATGAATCTTTGTGCATATCTATTTTTTGAAAAATATCGGTTAATACATTTTGAACGGGACCTATTAAAGGTTTTACAGCCTCAAAGAATCCATCAGCTATTGTCGATAATATAGCCATCGAAGTATTTTTAATTCTTTGCCACCCGATAAGAACAGTATCTAAAAATTTCATATACATATCTTTAGTAAGACTTGTTCCTTCTTGAGAGGCTTTTTGAGATTCCTCGACGATAGCTTTAAACTTCTTAAATTTTTCTATATTTTGTAAAATCTGCATCATTGGAGCACCACCTCTGATTCCGAAGGCACGTCCAACAACCTCTGTAGGTGCTTTAGCACTTATCTCCGTTAAAACATCAGAGAAAGGCTTTAATTTACCCCCAGCTAATGTAAACGATTGATAAACAGTATCTAGACCCTTTTTTAATGTATTTAAATAAGAATCCGTATCACCTAATTCTTTTTGAATTTCTTGAAATGCTGAGGTGTTTTGCTTTCCTGCAATAAGTAATTCCATTTCAGCGTTCTTTAATTTATTAATCTTTTGCTCTGTTGAATCTGTAGCCTTTTGTGCTTTCAGCAATGTATCTAAATATTTTTGTGATTCTCCATTTGCCTTAAACATATTGATACCGTATTTAGCAAATGCTGTGGTTGTTCTTCCTGTACCACCCAATAGTTTCTGCATAGCGGCTCTTAGACCGGTACCAGCTCTCTCTGATTGCATACCCGTATCATTCAAGGTCATCAAAGCGGCCGTAGTATCAGCGATTGTCTCAGCACTCGAACCAAATGCAACACCAGCTACAGGTGCTACTTTTTTAAGACCTGCAAATAATCCAGATAAACTAACATTAGACTGAGTAACTGCGGCAGATAAAGCATCAGCAAAAGTTCCCATATCCTCTAACTCTACATTAAAAGCTCTAGAAACTCCAATCAAATCATTTAGAGTAGTTTGAAATTCTTCACCATTTGCGGTAGCTAACATCAAAGCAGATGATGTTAAAGAAAATGAATCAGTTAAAGTAAGGCCAGAACGTGCGGCTGTAACTAGACCCTCTTGAATTTGTTGAGCTGTAAAACCTATTTCAGTTGATAATTCTCTAGCTAAAGATAAAGCTTCTTCAAAAGTAGATGCAAAAGCAGTTCCACCACCTGAAATAATTGCGGCTGTTTCTGTAGCTTTTAATCTAAGATTAGCAAACTCTCCGGCTAAACTTGCGATAGTCTCTTTAAGATTAGTAATAGTTTGCATACCAGCTCTAAATGCAAAGAAGAAACCGGCAACTACTCCTGTTCTAAAAACGGCTCTTAGAGAAGATTTTACTAAATTTGATATACCTCTTAAACCTTGTAACTTTCTCTTAATACCATCTATAGCTCTACTACCAACTCTACCTAAAGTGCTAAATGCACCTCGAAGTGATTTTAAGCTTCCTTTGAAACTATTCAAGCTAGACTTAGCCTGCGATAGTCCTATTTTCATGTTTATCTGTAGATTACGCTCTGCCATAATTTATGTCCTTTTAAAAGTCTATTGATTCGCCTTTAGCCCATTTTTCTTCAAATTTTTCAGCTAATTCTTTCATCTCTTCCGGAGACAAGTTTTTCTTGGAACTCTTCATTTTCATCCACATAGACTTAACTTGTCCCTTCCATGCTTCTTTATCCACTTCTTTATCTTTAGTAGAATCCGTATTTTCTGTATCAAATAATTTATCAATCTCATCTAATTTACCAGAAAAACCTGCGGAACATGCCACTCCGGATAATTTAGTATAAGTCTTCCAATAGGCATTTTGTCTTTTAGTAATTGCATTTACAAGCTTAGTAACAACATCACCAGGTAACTTTATGCAATACTCTAAAGACCAGCCGTATTCAGAAATTAATAAATCTAATACAAAATATAGAGTATCTTTATCTTTCATAATATTATTCAGTTAAAGAACTAACAGAACCCATTGATGTTTGTATGATTTTAAGACAAGCTTCGATAGTTAAGGCCTTTTTTAAAGACTCTTTTTTAATATCGTTATCTTCTTTTAGAAAATCATAAACAACATCTACAAAAAGGTCAATCTGTTTGTCCAGTTCTGCATTTTTCTCCATCTTATCTAACTTCTTTAATTTTGGATTCATTAATGCTAAAGTCTCTAAACTTGCTGGATATACTTTAACACAAACTCCACCTCTTAATTCAAATTCTGTTGCTTTTGATAAAACTATTTTCTCGCTCATGGTACATGCTCCTTTGTTAGGTCAGTTTAATTTGTTAGTTTTCATCTATGATGTAAGAATATTTTACAGTAATATAAAACTCATTATTCTTACTATCTACTAAAACACCTCTAGTTGGACAATCAGTTCGATAAATACTGATAATCTTAAAGGTGGCTGTTGAAAGATTTAATTCCTGCTTATTAACCAAAGTATCAACTCTATCTAAAATTAACATTAAATTAGAAAACGCATTTGTTGCTCGTCTATTTGCGCCTATTTCTATTTCAAAATCATCTTCTTGACCAGAAGTATAGTTTAAGTCTGCACCTAAACTTGTTTCTACAGATACATATTTTGTAGGTCTTTTAGTTTTCTCGGCTAAACTTCTAGCAAATACGTTTTTTGCAGAACCTAATAATGCAACTAACGCACTATCAGCCTTCAATACTGCTATTACTCTCTCTGCAATCATCTTCATTATTATCTTCCTCCCAAAACGACAGCTACATCTCTTGCTAAATTATGTCTAATCTTAGTATTATATAAATTTTTTAAATCTTCAAATGATTGTTGTGTAAAATGTTTTCCTTTATATCTTCCTCGTCTAACTTGAGTAAAAACAAAATAGCCTCTATGAGGAACTGCGACAGTAGATTTACTCCAAGCAGATGTGCCAAATGACATTGTTGGTGAACCTGAAATTACTTGACCACCTCGACTACCATATTCTGCTGAAAACTGATATTTAATTTCTGACGGAACAAAAACAGAACTTGTAAGAGTAGTATCATTTAACGAGTAACCTGCTGAGATGCTTGAACTAAGTTTTCCTGTTCCTCGTGAAGTTCTTGACTTTGAATATTTCTTCATTTGTCTTTCAGTATAGTTGGTCATTATTCTTAAAGCTTTAGCTGAGGTTTTAGATATTCTTTTGCCAGAACTAGCGAATCTATTAACATAGGTTGCTAACTCTCTATCATCTATTTTAAAATTTTGAACGCTCATATTAGTTTTCCATTCCTACTACTAAAACTTCTTTATGATGTTGTTGACCGGCAGAATCATCTACAGATAAAACAGAATATTTTTTTGACTCAAATTCTATAATATCATCTTCTTCAATATCAGCCTCGTACTTTAGAAAAACCTCTGTTTTAGTAAGTACCTTTTCTCCTCGTCGAGTAAACTCAATCATTTCATCTAATTGTTGAAATAAACAATCTTCCTCAGTAGTAATTGTTGAAAATGATTCAGCAGATGCACCCCACTTATCCTCAGTAGCAGAATCATACACTCTTCGATAAATAGTGCATTCCTGTGTCAATAAATCATTAAAAGCCGAGTCAGACATTATTCACTCCAAGATTCGCCACAAGCTGTGCAAACAAATGAAAATCCATCTTCTGTAACTACAAGATAGACTTTACGTTTACCGCAAATTGGACATTTTTTATTGTGTTGAAAAGTATCTTCCATAATATTCGCTTTCTTAGATAATGTGTCCCAAATCTAAATCAGTATCATTATCATTAATTAAATAAACTGTTCTTTGAATCTCGCTCTCTAAAACATCGTTATAGCTCTCTAAATTAGAAGCGGCAGAACCAAACTTTTTAGTAAATTTACCTATTCTAATTGAATTAACTTGTTGAATTTTATTCGGAGTAAACATGCTCATAGATTTAGCAACTAACAAGGAAACTAGATAATCGTGAATGTCTTTAGATGTATAAGCATTTAAAGTATAGGTTATCTCAACTAACTGTCCGCCACTAAAACCACTTGTATAATATACTAAACCAGAATCAGGATTAAACTTTAAATCTGAAAATAAAGTAAAATCTTGTTCTTCATTATCTACCTTTAAAGTATCTATTGTTTTAATATCTTTTGCATTTAGTTTAAAATATAAAGTAGCTCTATTTACAAATTGTCTCTGTGTCTTTGACTCTTCAGCAGATTTAAGACCTGTAACCAAAAAGAACTGCTTTACAGCCCAATCATAAACAGAATCAGAAATATCTGCGGTTTCGATGCCTAAGACAATAGCTACGCCTGCCTTGGTAATCATTTTAGCCTCCTTGAAAAAGTATTTCTAAACATTATTTTTTCCTTCCATCTACAATATAAAATCTCCAATCGGCATAATCTACTGTTCTAAAGATTTCTGCGACTGTAGGTGATTTTGTCCCTAACGCCTCAAAGTATTTCTTAGGTAAATAAAGCATACCTGCAAAATTATAAGATTTGTTTGTAGTAATTCTATCTACTTCAAAATTTGGTTTAAATAAAACAGTTCCAAACGTCTTTAATTTTCTAACTACCATTAAAGGTTTAGATAAGTCCTTCTTAATATAACCTAGAATTTTATCTTGGTCAATGTGGAATAAACTTGAATTTGAAATTATAATTAGATTTTCTTCTACAGGTGTGATACGAGATAAATCAACTTTTGCTCCCAAATATTCGCAGTCCTCTATTGCACTTTGCAAATAAGAGAGAATGATTTTGTCTCCGTAAGTGTGATTTCCATATATAAAAGCTTTCATTCAATTTACTCCTTTCAATTTAATCTCTACTATTAAATACAGTTAAGCCTATTAAGAAAAGACTACTTTAATCTATCTTGTAGCTCATTCCAAAAATAATAATGAGCATAGAGTGTATTTTGTCTCAATGTCTTGTAGTCCCAGTCATAAGATAATACACCTATCTTGTTGTTAGCTATGACTTTACAGCCACAGAGTATTGCTTCCCCGACAGCTCTTCCAAATGCTTCCTCATCTTTAGGTAGATGAATAAAATATTTATATTTATTATAGTATTCAGCTATTTTATCTTGTGGAATATAGCCTTTTAAGTTACAATTCTTTAGACATTTAAGCTGTCTTGTGAGATGTGATGCACCTCTATTAGAATAAAAATCTATATTTATGTCTTTGTTATTTTTTGCAAATTCAATTATATTTAATAAACCTTTGCCCTCGTGTATATTACCTACAAACATAATTCTATTTAATCTCTCTTCACCTCTATCAAAGAAATTCATAGCTAAATGTGGAGAAACTAATAACGAATCTTTTCTCTTATATAAATATCTCTTAAACTGGTCTCTATGTAAAGGCGATAGAAAAATATTAATTAAAGACTCTTTCATCATATCACTATTTTCCTTTAATACATGTATCCATCTACCAGAATCATGCGAATAAACAATATAGTTCTTGCTGTTTATAATTCTGTCTCTAGCGGACTTATACACGTCATAACAGTTACTAAATAATACTATATCATTCTCTTTTAACATACAAGAGCGTAGAGCCTTAGACTGACACACAGTTATATTATATCCCAAATCTTTACCTGCATCAATGATGTGAGAATCTGTAATCTCTGCACCACCTGCGGGAACATCTTCAGTTGTATGGTCTGCTATCCACAATATTTTTTTATCTTTTAAATTCATATTAAATATCTACTTCTCTGTAATCAGAAGTATCTTGTCCCTTATCAGTTAAATATTCTCTATATTTTTTATCAACATCTATTACAGTTTTAAATAATGTATTAGTGCCGAAAAACTTATTAATAAATTTACAATCTTTTGGTAAACATTTTAGACCAATACCATCTCTAGCCTCTTTCATATCAATATTCCATTTAGTATTTACAGAGTCTCTTAATTCATTGAAATCAATACCTAGCTTTTCACATTCCATTCGTACCTCTTCCGCAATAGCAATCTCTATATATCGGTAAGCATTTTCTAAAGGTTTTGATAACTCAGCTATTTGTAAAGAAACAAGTCTTAGTTTATCTAGAGGCATGTATTTTTTATAAAAATCAACAGCTCTATCTAATGCCTCTTTGTTATTTGCACCCATTATTCTATTTAAATTAAAAACGTGATGAGCTTTATCATTAGGATTATATCTATGAGGAAATAAAACTAAATCAATATCTTCGTATGCTTCCAAAATAATATTTGTATCGCCAGGTAACATAGTAGACTCGATTACAATTAATGGCTTTAATGCTAAATCAATCTTTGAAATAACATCTTTGATTTGTTTTGGAGTATACACAGATAAAATATAAATATCACATTTAGCCGGAATAGTGTTTGTAATATCTCTGGTTGTGAACTTTTTTAATTCCTCTATTCTGTATTCAGATATTTCTACACCAGATAAATCTATGCTGGTATCTTTCTTCAATTCTTTAAAAGTTTCCCAACCTATTTCGCCTAATCCAATTACACAAACTTTCATTATAGTATCTCCTTATTTGCTAATTTATCTTTATAAATATCAATTAGTGGTCTCCAGTAATCTTTTCTATACTGATGAGACTTTTTATCTAAAGGTGTTTTCCAAGCATCTGTATATAAATATGAAAGTAGTTCTTCAGATTTATTTGGAACCAAAAATGTCTTATCTCTAAACGTATCTAATTTTAAAGGTAACAAAACATCTTGTTTAATATTTTTTCCCATAGTGTAGAAATTATAATTACCCTTCTCGTCTATCCATGAAGTCCATACATCAAAAATACATTTCTTATTTTCCGAAAATATATGAGAATGACCGCAAAATCTAGGAAGATTACTGCCCTCACCGAAACTCTTAATTAAACCTAGATTGGAGCATATAATATTAATGACGAGCATCTCCTTATACACATCTTCAAATTTGTTATATCTGCTTAAATATGCTAAATCAACATCATCATCGTTATCTATAAAATCATTCTCTCTAATACAACCCAGTAGAGTTCCATAAATTAAATAAACAGGTACATTAAATAAACTACTAAACCATTTACAAAAAATATCAGTTTGATTTATATATTCTCTTTTTTCTATTTCTGAAATATCTTTCCATTTAATAGTATTTTTCATTAACGTCTCCTAGACTAGATGATGACAGTATTCTTTAAGCTCTGTTTTAATTCTGGCTATTTCATCTTGTCTCTTATAACCATAATGAGCAAATACTGTTCTGTTACGAGGTCTTAACGCCTCTATAGGATTAGTGGAGCTATCTGAAATTGTTAAATTAGAGAACCATCTAACTTTTTCTTGACACGTCTTATTTAAAACAAAATCTTCAAAATTAATAATTAAAATGTTATCTTTATTTTTAATACTGTCATACTCTTTATAAAACTTTAGCATACATTTTCTATAAGATATAATAAAAGCACCTACAGAGTCCTCACAATTAGACCACTTTTTATTACCCGACTTATTAACCCACTCATTTTGCCATGCAATCCAAGTTGAGCGAGGGTCTCGTAAAACACATAACACTTTTAAATCAGTAAACAATTCTACACCTCGTAATTGTAAACAAGAAATAGAGTTGTTTAACATTAAGGTTTTATGGTCATACTTTATTATAGTGCTTAAATAATCAGACATTTCTTTTCTAAACAATCTTGTATCTCTATACTCGCCTCTAACCCATTTGGCATATATTTTTCTTCTAATAATCGCCTTCATTTCATGCTTCTTACTCTCAACATTATCAAAACACTCAAGATATTCAAAAATTGCAGAAGAACCCGATGCACCTGTTCCACACACTAATATTTTATTTATTGTTTTCATGCTTTTGTTCTCTGTAATGATGATTTAATAATATCGTAAGAATTTTTTATAATTCGCTTTTTAATTTCTGTGGAGCTTACTCTAGATGTATATGGTAAATAAATAACCTCACCATGCTTTTTCATCCACTCAAGACCTTCCAAATATTTACCTTTCCAATCAGAGCCGATAGTAATACAATTTATCTTATATTTCTTTAAAGTCTTAATATCTAATAACGTAGACTGTTTGACTACCTCATCAACATATTTACAGGCTTCGACAATCTTTACTCTATCTGCATAAGATACGACTGGTGCTGTCATTTTGTAGCTTTTAACAAGCTTATTAGTGCTTACACCAACAATTAGAGTATCGCCCAGATTCTTAGACTTCTTAAATATCTCTAAATGACCTACATTAAATAAGTCGAATGTTCCAGCTGTATAGATAATTTTTTTATTCTTAGTCATATAAAATTAATCCTATTCGATAGATGCTGTCTGTAACTGGGAAATTAATCTTTATCTTTTTTCTTCGCAAAAGCTCCACAACATTTAAACCTGTGCCTTCCATTGGAATTAAAGACTTTGAAGGATTTCTACAAGGAAAAGAACACTCTTTACAAAGCTTACATGAACCTGCACCGAAAGCTACAACAAAATGATGACCTTCTAAGAACAGCTCATCTCTAGTTTTTAATAAGTGCGTGTGCATATCTAAAGAAGATTTTTTACCTATCTCTTCCCATTGCTCTTTAGTCGAACTAAATTTCTCATAATAAATAATACCGAATTTATAAGTCTTTAATAATTTTGCATAATGCTCGACACTATCGACATAAGGTGGACAGGTTGCTTTCTGAGAATATCTTTTACAAGACTTACAAGACTCCTTTGCTTTTAGGTCGAATACTAAATCTTTTTTTGGATTGATTAATATACTTTTCATTATAGTTGACCACCCAATATAATATTTCTTAAACACGTTCTTCGAGATAAAGTAAAAATATATCGTATTGTATTATAAATATCCTTGTAAGTAACAGACGTTAAATACTGACCTCCGCAAATATTGGTAATTTTAATATTTGTGTCTTTTAATTCACATCTTAGAGAGTCAGAAAATCCCTGTAATGCAAATTTAGAGGCAGAGTAAATTGACTTATTCGGTGCACCTGTTATTCCTCTGATAGAAGAAAGATTAATTATTGAGCCTTTATTATCTTTCTGCATATAACTTAAAACCTCTAGTGTCATATTAATTGTTCCTATAGTATTCACATCAAAGGTCTTATAAATATCCTCTTCTTTAATATCAGTCACCTTATCAAACTTCATTACACCCGCATTGTTAATCAATACATCTATTCTTTTATATTTTTTAATAATATTCTTAACAGTCTTTTTAATCGAATTTGTTGAAGTAATATCGCAATCATAATGCGATAATGAAATAACAGTATTCTTAATACTCAACTTATCAGTTAAATATTTTCCTAAGTTTCCTTTACCACCAGTTATAACAATAATTTTATTCATTATTTAATTCCTTAATAGCCTCTGCGTAGACAGTATGAACAGATATATTAGATATATTTCTACAAATTTTATGTCCTCTTATACATTTTTTACTCCACTCAGAATTAGTCCACCAGCAAGTAGGACATTCATTTGCATAAATATTTATATTATCAGAGTAGCCATATAAAGTAGGCTCTGTGGGACCGAATAATACAATGCTCTTAGTCTTTACTGCATGAGACAGATGAATTAATCCACCTTCGTTTCCAATGTGAAGTTTGCTCTGCTTTAATACAAATAATAAATCTATTAAATTATCACAATCTATTTTTTTAACATTCTCTAATTCAATATCAAAATTATTACCTAGCTGAACAATATCTATATTTTGTGTCTTTAACTTCGTAACCAACTCTTTCCATTTAGCTCTGTCCCATAACTTTAATTGACCCACGTTCTTATCGCAACCTGAATTTATAGTAATAAAATCATTTGATAATTTATATTTCTTTAATGTTTTATTCTGAAGAATATTGTTCTTATCTTTAATCGGAATATACATATCATCTGCTATCAAGTTTAAATCTGTTTCATTTGCATAATATTCATAGATACTTGTATTCCAGAACTTTTTAATATTATTTGAAGCTAGTGACCAATTATTATAAATTCTCTCGTCTAAATATTTATTCTTGCTCTTATCTTTATTATTCCACACATAAGGTAATCTATTAAATTCAAATGATATATCATAATTATCTTTATTCTTTTCCACAGTCTGTCTCCAACCACCTTTTGATATAACACCTTTAATATCAGGATAATCATATACAAATAAAGAAGAGTGTTCTGCGTCTCTAACATAAGCATCTATGTAACTATCAGGATATTTTCGTTGTATTGCTCGACATAAATAACCAAGCATCACAGCGTCTCCTATGCCTCCCATCCAAAAGGCGGCTATTCTTAATTTAGCACTCTTTCTAATAGAAACAACTTTACCTGGCAAATCCATTAATGAAATATCCTTATTTGTATCGGGAATATAAGAGTTATTAATTAACTGTATATTTTCTATAACTTTCTTTTTTGTCATTAAAAATGATTTTATATCTGTTAATATTAATTCAATATCTTGAAAATCATAACAGGACTTATTATGACAAGCTCTATCTTCGTGTGAAACAAATTGATAAGCAACGCAAGGAAAACAAGGAACATTGGGCGTGTAAGATTTGCAATTAACATAAGTGCTACATCTCCACTCAGGTTTAAAATAATTAAGCATACAAAAAATCTTTTTATCAAAGGCGGCCGCAATATGTAAAAAAGAGGTATCTATTGTGAAGATACAATCCATCATTGATATTAATGCGAATAATTCTCTCAAAGATAAATCTCTGCTTAAATCAATACAGTTTTCATATTTTTTTCGTCTGACAGAGGAGGTAAAGACTGTGCAACTTCTTTTCTTTAATTTATCAATAATATTCTGAGTAAGCGTAGACGAAAGTTTGGAATCAACTCTTGCACTATCATAGCCTAAAAATACTTTATTAGAGTAAGCTTCATATTTTTTAGAGGCTGTGTTTCTCTCCTCAGTAGTTAAAATAATTTCAGGTCTATCTATTACTAATTGGTCTTTAGATAAACCACATACTTCTGCGACAGCAAAAATTCTATTTTGTTTATTTAAATCTAATCTATAGTCATTTAATAATTGACCAAAATGAAGATGAATTATCTTTCTAAATTTAGAGATGTCTACATCTTGACGCTGATTGTAAAAACCTTTAATATAAGATAAATTATGAAAACATGGTTCTCTGTGTTTTTCACATAAGACATATACTGTATTTGTTACTGCCAATGTTTTTAAAGACGGAATTGCTAATAAATGGTCACCTACTCCACCGGTAATATCTATTAAAATATTATTCTTATTTTTTTCATAATTGCTAACTATTTTAGGAATATCAGATGATGTCGCTATGATAGGAATTTGAAATTTTGTAAAACCATAAAATGCTCTTGAAAGTAGTTTCTTTGACCTTGAGGCATATGATGCAGAGAACATAAGCGGATTCATAAATAACGTATGAGTAAACCATGTATCAGAGACTTCAATATAGTGAATATTAGAATTAATAATAGGATTTGAAGGAATCTTATCACAAACATATACTACACCAATATCATTCTTTATTGCCTGATGAACAACAGGTGAAATATTTGCACCATCTTTTTTATGACTAATAAATGCCACAATAAAAAATTTACCCTTTGGAGAAGGTAAAATATAATTTCTTCTTTTAATTAAAGCGGTATTGTCTGTGTTTGGTAGGTATGTATCTATTTCATCAGATATTAGTCTTATAGCACTATTCATTTTTAATCCTATCAATTTAAGATTACAATTTATGTCAAGCTACTTCTCAATTTAAAAATAGTAGAGTTAAAGGTATTTCCCCGATAACCCTACTATTGAATTTACTATTTAATTCTACGAACTTGCTTTTTGAATAGTAACAAGACCTTCAGATTTATTTGAACTGTTGATGAACGCCCAAACAAAATCGAACCAGTATGTTACAACAAGTAAGTCAGCTCTGCGACCAGCTTTATGCTCAACATCAACTTCGATGTTACCATAATAACCAGCGAAAGCACCTTTAACATTAGCTAAGATAGCTTTCTCACCTGTAATATTCAATCTACGAATAACAGGAATGCCTTGAATGTGAACTACTTTCTTTAAACCAAGAGCTGGAACATCTTCAACATCAAAACCGATAACATTCTTATCAGCAGACTTTTTGCATGATGTTACAAATGCAGAAGAAGCGAACATAACTAAATCTTCAATAGCTTCCTCTTCACCATAAACTCCTAAATCTTCTTGAGCTTCTGCAACAGCATCCACAACGGATTGTGAATTAGAACTTGCATACTCAACCGGTGCATTAGCACAATTTGCAGTTAAAGCTAACTTCTCAAGACCATCTGCTATTCCTAATGGGTCTGTTGCTCCCACAGTAGCAGTATCGCCTTTAAGAGAAATCTTATCCGCAGTTCTAGAAATAGCTCTTGCAATCTTATTTCTAAATAATTGGTCTAACTTCAACTCTGGGTATTGAGCTACTTGTTTCTTTTTCAAGTAGATATAAGTACCCATTTCTACAGGCTCCAAATCAGGAGATTTAATATCGAAATCCATCTCAGATAGAGTAGTAATATCTGCGGTATTATCAATACGATAAACTTTATCCAAATCTTCTTCACCAATAACTGGGATAGTACCTTCATTCACTATCTCTATTAATTGGTCCCTTGCATCTACCATTTTAAGAATAAGCGACTTCTCAACGGCATCTTCGACAATTTTATCAACTAGCTCTTTTGGGAGGTTAGTTGCACTACCTGCTGGAATTACGAAATCCATGTAGTTCTCCTTTTTAGTGTGTTTTATACATTATTGTTTTAAAAAATTACTGAACCAAGAATCAGAGTTACATTTTCTTTTTTGCGATGCCTCTCTAATCTTATCTATATTATCAACATCAAGACTTTTTTGAATAACGTCTACTTTAGTAGTAACAGTTGCTAATTTTTCAAGTTTAGCTTCTGTTGCTTCAAGTCTATCAGATAATTCTTTATTCTTCTGAATAAGGTCTTTTATAATAGAAGCGAAATTAGCAGGTTCTTCTTTCTCTACTTTTTCCTCTTCTTTTACTTCTTCTTTGACCTCTTCCTTAACTTCTTCTTTGACTTCGTCTTTTACTTCTTCTTTGACTTCGTCTTTTACTTCTTCTTTTTTCTCTTCTTTTACTTCTTCCTTAACTTCTTCTTTGACCTCTTCCTTAACTTCTTCTTTGACTTCGTCTTTTACTTCTTCTTTTTTCTCTTCTTTTACTTCTTCCTTGACTTCAGATTTGACTTCCTCTTTGACTTCAGACGTGTCCTTATCTTCTTTTACTTCTTCTTTGACTTCGTCTTTGACTTCCTCTTTGACTTCAGACGTGTCCTTATCTTCTTTTACTTCTTCTTTGACTTCGTCTTTTACTTCTTCTTTTTTCTCTTCTTTTACTTCGTCCTTGACTTCTTTCTTGACTTCGGATTTAGTCTCTTCTTTTACTTCTTCTTTTTTCTCTTCTTTGACTTCCTCCTTTACTTCAGCTTTAACTTCATCTTTAACGTCAGCTTCCTTAGTCTCGACTTTTTTAGCTTTTGCTTTTGCTAATTCAATCTTATCTATATCAGCTTCGTTTACTAAACCTCTTGTAACCAACTCTCTTTTAAAAGAATCTACCTTATCGGCACTTAAAGCTTCCGGATTACCAGGTACAGGAACAGCAGAATATTCAAGTAATTCCCACTTATGAACGACATAAGCACCAAAATAACCTGCTTCTTCTAATTGTTCTGCGGTAATTTTTAATTTATACTGAGCATTAATCTCTTCTCTATTAGCAGAAGTTATTTCAGTATATCCAATAGGCATAAAACCTATTGACCAAGCATGTAAGAAACCATCTTTATAAGCATTAAATACTTTTACAGCTAAAGGGTCATTTCTATTAAATTCAGTTGTTGCAACTATTTCGTCCTCTCTAATATCCAAATCAATACATCTTCCGATAGGGATTTTAGGAGTGGCCTCGTCCATATTATGAGACCATAATACAACTGCATTATTTAGAAAATGTTTCACGTCTGCACCCTGAGGTAAAACAGAAGTGTAATATCTATCTAATGACTTTGTATTAATAGTGTGGGTAATTTTAAAACCCTCTTCGTCTACTGAACGAATAGCGGTCTTTAAAAAACCTTTACATTTCTTGCCTAATTTCATTATTATTTTCCTCCCTTATCATTTTTTATCAATTATTACGTATCGGATTGTTTACTTAAAACAACTCTTGCTTTTACAACATCTCCTTGACGAGAAGTAACGGTATATTGAACAACTACACAATTAGTGTAAGTTGCCGCTGGTATTCCACCACCTCGATATCCTGCTAAAAGTGCTACCGTAACAGCAGTTCCATTTTGTGCTATAGTTTCAATAGCGTAAACGCTATCAGCTTTATACTCCGCACAATCTACCGTAATTGTTAGTTCACTATTTCCGTGAGCAACAAAAATCGGATACTGTCTGTCGGCCGCAAAATGCTTGATAGGATTAAAATCATAATCAACTTCGATTCCCTCACAACTGGCAACCTCGTGTTCATCCACGCCGCTACCGATGGTGATTCGTCCAACATTTGCTTTTAAATCAGCCATAATTAATTCCTCCTCTTTCTATTATTAAATACAGATAACTCGTTATAGAAAACACTATTAAATAGTTAAATCTAATAATTTCTCTCTTAAAACAACTTAAATTATTGTGCTTAACTCGTAGGTATAATCTTAGTATCTACTGCGTTCTTTGCATACGTTTTTAGAACACGACTAAAACCACAAGAGCAAATTTCTTTTCTATCGCCTTTAGTTAAAATAGCGAGTAACTTTTTACCACATTTAGGACAACCATTTCTTTTGCCTGCACCTGCTGATATTTTAAATTCCATTATTAGTTCACTTTCTTTTTATTTTTAACAATAAACATTCTATCACGTTCTTCGATGTGACCTTCGATTTTAGAAATTCTATTTCCTAATTTATTAGTTGCATTTTTATCCTTCTCTAATTCTACTCTAACATCTTTAACACTATCGCATAAACCATCAAGTTTCATATCTATATGTTTTAAATGATTTGTAAAAAGTTTCCAACCAAAAAAGCAAATAATACATAACTGTGCTATGCCGACTCCAAAAGCTCCGTAATCTTTTATTAACAAATAAATAAGTTTGAACATAATTATTTAACCTCTTTTCTTAACCGTTTACAGTTGGTGGTATATATAAAT